TGCCGGATAATATTCATAAGGCTGAGACTCCAAACCTAAAGCATAAGACCAGCCGGGAACTGGCTCTGAAACGGTATCCATCACCGCGTACACGTAGGCGGTACCAGAATCTAGGTAAGGGGCACGGATATAAGATGAGGTGTCTGGCCGGCCTCGCTCCTCTTCTGCCAGTAACACAGGTGCGGCGATGTCGTCAGACACAATTAGCTCCGCCTTAACCTGCAAGCCTGCAATGGAGTTGGAATAGTCTTTTAATGGGTAATCATACAAAAACAAGACAGTCATTCCTCGGTAGGACGGGCAATTACCCGCACCGAGATCGGCTTCCATTCTTGGGTCTACAGGCTGATCATCATAACCAGGGTAGAGCCTGACTGTGCCTTCTTTAGGGTTGGTTCCTAGGCTGGCTTTTAATAACCCGGAATCAGTATGTAGGTGAAGCGTAGGGAATAATTCGCTGGATGCTGCCGCTGTCCCAAGGTCAGTCGCCAGACCGTTAGAAACAAGGTTGGGGCCAAACCACAATTTACCCAAGCCATCGACTTCATGATCAGCCAATAAAATAGCGCCTGTAACAAAGGCTTCATAAGTAGTTGTTTCGCTTCCTCCACCACCGCCTTTACCGCCGCCGCTATCCTCTTTTTTAGCAACGATCTTTTTCTTGTTATTTTCTACCCATATCCATGTACCTTTTCCTCCGATTTTTCCATTAAGGGTGTTTACTGGTGCGCCATAAGAAGATGTTTGCTCTGCACCATCGGCTATTCTTGGGCCTTCTAAATCCGGGCCTGGAGGCGGGTCTAGTGCTGCACCAATAGAGGCACCATAGGCAGCACCTTTTAATGCACCACCAGGGCCAGTAGTAACAAAACCAACAACGCCGCCAACAACAGCGCCAACGATCTGCCCACCGCTACTCATTGAACAAACCTATAAACGTGCTTTAATTGGTTTTTCCACGGGGCGAAGGATTGCTCTGTCACTTTCCCTGTGGGCGCGTAGGCGTGAATGATGTTCTTGCCGGTATAAATGCCAATATGCTGGGGTGAGGTGGAAATTCTGAAAAGAACCACATCGCCAGCGGATAGTTGAGAAAGGGGTATTTCTTCTAAATGCGGTTGCCGGGACAAGATACCTTCAAGCATCCCTCTGTAAGGTCTGCCGGGGTAGCCTTTTTCATCGGAGTAATCAAAGCCAAAGCCCTTTAAGACATGAATTAACGGGCCAGCGCAATCCATCACAACACCACAAATACGGCCTTGATGTCCGTAAGGCGTACCCAAGCATTCGCGGGCAAGGGAGATAATTTTATTCGGTGGAATAGTCGGCATACTCTTCCTCCGTAATCAAATCTTCCATCGCATTACAGTTAATAGCGTTGTCGTATTTGTTAATGCAGTTGCCGGATCGCGTGTGATCACAACCGGGGATCATGTCGTAGGTATCGCCTACCTGAATGGCGTAATGGGTTGCTAGGTGTTGGGTAATAACACCGCTTGTTGCGTGGGTTTTAATCTCGAACGAACGTAGCCCTGCATTGTTGCCGGTCTTCCATAACACCTGGCCGTAGTCGAAATAACCTGCGGCTTCTGCACGGCCTGAATCAGCCCATACTTTTTGTGAGGTAACACTGGTAACCGAGCCTGTGACTTTGTAATTTACTAATAAAGGCCCATCTTGATTCGACCTTGGCCCCGTACAACGAGAACGGTCTGAAGCAATAATGTCGCCGTCTAAGGTTTCATCGAATAGCGTGTAGGTACACTTGCTGTTTATGGTGGAGCCTGTGGACTGATTTAGTGCATCCGTCAATGACATATTTTCAATAATAAAAACGTCATCTTGAATCCGGCTTTTTCCAAAGATGGTCTTGGTTAAAGGCTTCTCATCTTCAACTGGGCTTGTCCATGAAGTACTAAAGGCGTAACCCTTGGCACTGTCTAAAACGCCAGAAATTAATTGATCTCTTGTGATACCTGTCGCATCAAAGAAACCTTTTGAATCAAATACAGAGGGGGTTAAATCAGCCGTGGAGGAAAGGTCAGATGGCTCAAAGAATGGGTCAGAGATATAGACCTCACCATTGGACATAATGAGGTCGTGAGGATAGTAGGCGAACCTTAGAATCAGCCCGCCCACGGTTTCAATACGCGCACAGAAAACTTCCGTTTCTGGATCAACGACAGCACTTTTCATAGGCAACTTTTTTCAGATGAACGAAAAAACCCGCACTAGGCGGGTTCTATAGGGAATGGGTTTTATTTAGGGGTTGTAGGTTTCGATCACGCCGACCGAAGCAGATAGGATTTTGTAGTTGGCATAATCTACATGAAGGTTGTCATCTTCAAACACACAAGGAATGTCATAATAACACCCCGCTGTAACGGTTTCGTTTGTCTGTGGTGCGGTATTTGTCTCACCGCCAGAGGTGTAAGTTGTAAACAAAGAACTGTCTATATTTACAGTGACCGTAGTCGCCGTGACCGCCGTTATCGTGCCTCTCAGCCCGTTTATTTCTACCATGCCCGCTACAGCGGATATATGGATAGAATCATCTACAACGCGACCATGTGAAGCGCCTAGGGTTAATACCGCCGAGGAAGCCTGACTAATACCTGTAATAATATTCTGACTATTAGCTGTAAAGGTGATGACCCCTGTAGACTCATCTACCGTCCAGCGCGTTACATCAGGGTCTGGATCAGTGCTTACAGCAATCACTTCATGAGGATTCCCCAGGTCATCACGGATGCCTGCGACGACTGTCCCGGTATTAGGCTTTAATACTCTTCTGCGTGGCGCTGTACTAATAGAGTCATCGTCATACCAGTCAGTAATGTGCCAGCTTGAAACGCCGGCCTCACACTTACCATCATTATAGGTCGGCACTTCTGTACCATTATTGGTACTAAAGTAGTACGGGTTTTTTACACGAAAAGATTTAACCCCCCCCAGCGTCCTTTTATGGAACATGACAACTGCGGCTTGCAGATCATCGTCCATATCTAGAACGAGCATGTTGCTACGAAAAAGCTCATAAGGATGGCGCGACTTCCTATAATCTCTTCCGCCATAGACTTCATGCTTGTATGTCGAATAATATTGATCCGCGCCAGATCCGTACAATAGCTTTTCAGTGATGCGTTCATCTAAAAACATTAGCCGTACCTCCTGCCACTATCGATCCGGTTATTAATATCTCTCGCAAATGCGCCCGCCGCCCTTCTATCCTCGGCCTTGTTACCAGTGCCTGAATAGTTGATGTTGATGTTGGTGGTATTGCTATTATTTGAATTCATCAGTTTTGCGGTTTCCGCACCACCAATAACATTCGCTGGCCCAGTTACTAGCTCTGGTCTGCGCTCGCCAACCACCGCAAATTGGCCGGCTCCAATGTGGCCACCGGCATCCTTAAAGCCTAAAAAACCACCTATCCCTGACAATAGCCCTGCTCCAGACTGTTTTCCTTCACTCGAACCCTCACCGAAAAGGAAGTCTGTGATACCCGATGCAGCTTTTTCTGCCTGAAGCCTGAGCAGCATCTTGCTGAAAGACTCCACAAGCCCGCCAAGACCGTCTTCAAACGGATCTATAAGAAAGTCCGTTAAGATGTCGTTAGTACCTTGCGCCAACGACTCCCATTCGGTTTCAACGCCATCCCTAAGCTTCTGCATAGACTCAGAGGTTTTTGTATTAAGCCTCTCTAGTAGCTGTTGCTGTAGCTCTGACCCCTTTTGAGTGTTTGCTAGGATAATATCGCGCCGGTTGTCGTGACTTTCTTTAATCACTTCTTCTTCGGACAGAAGGAAACGCCTAGTCCTCTCAAAACTCCTCTCTTGAGCAACCTTCTCACGTTCTGCTTCACGCTCTAACCTTTTCTCTAGAGCCTCAGCTTCTCTTTTTTGCTTGGCGGCTAATCTATCTGCCTCCCGCTTACGCTCTTTCTCTGCCTCGGCAAGACTCTTTTTCAAGTCAAGCTCTCTGGCTAATCCCAGAAGAACATCACCCTGACCATCTTTTAAGTCTTTAATCCGCCCAGACTCTATCTTGTGTAAGATTTGCGCCTCTAAACTAACGCTCCCATAAAGTGCTACCTGCTCCTCTAAACGCTCTTTTAGAGCAGTAAATGCACGACTGTCTGACGATACATCTTCTCCGCCCTCAAGCTGGGACAACAACTCATTCAGTTTTTCTGACTTGGCTCCCGCCTCCTCAGCTTCTTGCGTAAATGTCCTTAAATCTGCGGCAAACTTAACAATCTTGTCTGATGCGCCACTATTATCAGCTATACCATCAACAGCAGATTGCAGCCTCTGTAAATTGCTTAAAGACCCGTCCTCAGAAACAAGAGCAAACGCTTGGGCCATTGCGACAGCCTCTTGCCTTGATGCCCCATAATTTTCTTCCAGCCTCTCGACTGCTAACGCTAAGTTCAGGTAACTAGTAACAACGTCCCCTACAGCCTGCTGGGTGTCTCTTGCATCAACAACAGCAATCTTTTGGAACCTGCTGTTGTCATCAAAGAAAGCAGCAACAACGTCACCAGCACTTCTTTGCTGTGAAGATATATCTTTAAACGCTTTTATAATAAGGCCCGAGTCTTTAAGGAATCCCGGCGTAAGAAAATCATCCACCTTTTCCGAGGCCAGCTCCGCTGAGGCAGAGATAGCGTCCAGCGCGGCAACGATGCCCGCTTTTATTTCCACAGAAGCCGCCTGCCCATTAACCTTCGCAAGCTCATCAACCCTTTTAGTCAAAGAGATGACCCCGCCTTCTGTTTCTTTAACAGTTAGATCAAGAAAGGCAAGCGACTCCTCCAGCGTGTCTGTAGCCGACTTAGCATCGAATATTCCTTTTACCAGCGTCCCGCCAACCGCCGCACCGATGGCAAGCACTGCACCTGCTATAGCACCAGCAGGGCCAAATAAGGAAGCAATTTGAGAACCCTGCTGCCCAAGTACAACCATTGCGTTAGTGCCGCCTTGTAGCTGCACCGCAATATCCTGAACCTGAAAGCCTAACTGCTGTACGCCGCCCTTCATCAGCCGGACATTTCCGGTTGTTTGTTTCGTCTGTTTGGAGAACTTTTTAGACGATGCCGCCAACGAATCTGTGGCTTTCTCTGCACGAGCGCCGGCTTTCGTTAAATCATTTAACTCTCTTTCTGCTTCATCAACATCGGTTGAGTCGACCTTAAGTTTTAGATTTGCGTATTGGTCCATTAGCTTCTCTGTATACCCTTTCAAGCGACATCAGCGCATCAACCTCCCAAGCACGAATATTGGTGCGGGTTAAGATCGACCAGTGATATATCTCGGTGTAGGTAAGTTGTGACCCTGCCAGCTCAAGGAACCAAGCAAACAAATAGGCAAGGGTTTCGGGGCATGGCGCTATGTCTAGCTCTGCCGGCTTTATTCCGGTGCTTTTCCAGACGTTTTCGAGGTGTTCTTTTTGGCTGAAGCCTTCGACTTGCTTCCAGAGGTTGAATTCTTCTTTGGCGTGCTGGATGAGCTTTTCGATTTCACCGCGAAAAAAAAAGCCCTATTAGCAATCGCCTTATCAATTTGATCTGCGATTTGCGGGGCTTTGGTGAGAAAATCTTTAATGTTTTCGGGCGTACACTCTTCGGGGAATGACCAGTCTTTCACAACGGCCACAAGCACATCAAGGGAGCCTTGTTTTGACGCAGAAGATATTTTCTCTCTCCTGTCCGTTTTATCTTTATCTTCACCAGCGGCCTTAATGATAGCTCGCTTTGCTTCATTCTCAGCATTACGGAAAGCATCAGAATCAGTACCGCGAACAAGTAGCCAATGTTCTGTTTCTTTGTTATCTGGCGTAACAAGGGGAATCTTGATCCCCTCATTCGCCTTATCTCTGGTATAAAATTGATCCATCATGCTTGTGAATCCTGAATGCTTATTGTGGTGTATTCAGTGGTATTACCTGCACCACCATTGCCGTCAAGTAGTGCTGTAAAGGGTGTTGACTGAATCAAGCCTTTTTCACCGTCATCTTTAGACGATCCGCCCACTTTCACGCGGGACATAACAAACGATGTAAAGTCTGTATTTTTGGTAGAACCACCTTTAAACACGGCATAAATAGACACTTCGGTTTCGTTATCGAAGTAGTCTCTGAACGTGGCATCTTGAAAATAGACACTCATATTCCCGCTGACCTTTACTCTCCCTCTGAAGATCGCCGGGTAAGCGTTAGAGCCAACAACAGGTTCTGCTGTAAGCCCTGTGTCAATGGTGATATCCATGCCTGTAATTAAGGCCACGGCCACACCACCTACGTACATAAGGCCGTTGACTGAAGCGAGAACAGGGTCTGTGCCTGCCGCTGTTGGGGTAGTGAAGTAGGCCGATGTGTCATTGGTGCGACTCTTGCCCATAAAACCGATATTGACAGTCGCCATACCCGAAGGAGGCAAACCAATCGCAATATTTTGCGGCTTACAACCTAAATAGAGTTCACTTTGGTTAATGTCTGAAAAGAAGTGCTCAATGGCAAAAGAGTCATCTGTCTGACCAGACGTTGCTGCGAACGTCTTTTTACCTACCAGGGAAAGCGTAACGGTATCGCCTTCAGCTTCATCTGTTAGCACTGTACCGTCAAGAGTGACAACAGTGGCTACCGTTGCCGTTAATCCCGTTATCAGCGCATAATGACTGTTGTTGTTGGCCTCGGTAAACCCTGTCGCGCTAACTACATCGCCAAGCTTGAAACCATCTGTTAAAAATGATCCCGCTGAACGAGTAAATTCTGTGCCTGTGCCAGTTACTGCAATCACCGCCACTGCACCAGTTGTCGCTGCTGTAGGAAAA